GTAATTCTACTAAAATTTTACTTTTAGGTCCTTTATGGCCGAAACCGCCTGATGTTTTGACAGGCATTCGTTCCATATATGCTATACCGTCTATGCCATTAATGGCACTGTCCATATCCAATGGACAAGGAGATATTAGCATTTCATACTCTTCAATGGTATTCGAATACCATTCATAGAGTGCTTGCTCAGCACGAATCACATACGATTGAGGAAAAATTAATTTCTCAAACATAGGATCTACATTATTAATTGTAGCTTGGTGTGAGCTTATACCCGCAGGAGATATGTGCATTGGCTCTAACAAATCATAATGATCTAATACGTCTTGACACATTAAAGTGTTCTTGACGTTTGTCTTCATTTTACGCCTATGCGTATTAATTGAACCAAACACTATAACTTCACTACCTGTAGTGTCTCTAATAGGACACTTCTGGTGTTGAACAGGCTTAACTTGTAGGTCATACTCACAAATGTAAGTCTTACCTAAATCAAACCCGTCGTATGAATGCGGGATGAAAGTTGAGTTATCACTATCCATATTAAACAATGGACATGCAACTGCAGACGTGGCATATCTGCCCTCAACAACTTTGGCTGCAACATGAAATCCTGCAACCACTATACCGTTACGTCCTCTTAATATATAAGGACCACCACAATCACCATATTGTGTTGGAGTGTCAACGTACCCTTTATAACCAGGATATTGATAACGGTCACCATCGCTGGTGTAAGTGAGTATCGACTGGGTCATGCCTTTAACCGTGTAACGGCTAAGTAAACCAGTCTCTTTTCGAGAAAGGAGCACTCCTTCCATCGAACCATTTAGCATATCATCAACAATAAATTTGCTGATGTCGCGAAACGGACTCAATGATGTATGTTGTAATATCATAACATCACCAAAAGGATAAACAGAAAAATTTGCCTCATCTAAAAAGACATTATATCTGTTTGAACCAGCTGTGGTATTAACATCCTCACGAATGATATCTGTTTTACAAGGAAAAAATGGTTTGATCCTGTTATACCAGTGTCGTGGGACAAAGACTAGATTACCTCGGTAACCTAGTCCATTGGTGAAAACTTCTTTACCACATGAAGTCTTAACACCAAAATACACTATATTGAGCTCAATAGCTTTTTCAAGCTGCTCTAGTGTAACTGTGTTTGGAGCACCACTAAGAGAACTAAGATCTCTATAGTTTA